TCAGTTGGCGGCTTCCACCGCCTTTTGAGCCGCACCCACGGTCCTGAAGGTGCCGAGGTAGCGGTTGCGTTTTTCTTTCCGAACGATCGCGATCAACTGGCCCTTGTAGCCGCGATACACGCCACGCGGCAGCGCTTCGCCGTTGCGGCGTTTCGTGCGCTTCGCGGGCCGTGGCAGCTTGGAGGCTGTGGCGATCGCAAGGTTGAGTTCGCGGGAGTTCATGGGCGATAGGTCAGATATGGTCGGGGTGTTCCGGCAGATCCGCCCAATGAGTGACTGTGCCAAAAACTGGTGACCCGCCCGGCTCGCACGTGACGAAGCGCCACTCTTCGCCGTCGTAGAAACCAAGCTCCACTTCGGGGCCTTCCGAGAGAGCGAGGAGGACAGTCAGATCGGCATCCGGCATTTGCGCCGTGGCATCGATCCAAGTGAGGGATGTTTGGACGTTCATCGGCTGGCGGTGGGTTTAAGTTCCATCACTTCCTCGATCGGATAACGCAGCTCCAACAGGTCGCCGTATTTGGTGATCAGACGGACATGCGCGCCCGGATCGATCACTTGAGGGACCAGTTCGCAGCCGCACCAGACGGAGCCTTGAAACGGACGGCAATCGACGACGAAATCGTCCTCAATGTCCCATTCGAGGAAGTCCTGTCCGTGGTCTTCAAAGCGGATGGTTTTGTTGATTTTGGCCATGATTGAAACGAGGTGAGAGGAAAGAGAGCCGGGGGCAGGCGATCTGCGCGAACAGCACCGCTGAGAACGGTGGCCTTCCCCCGGCGAGAGGGTTCAGGCCGTCATGCGTTCGGGTTCGTCGCGCTTCGGCTCGATGTAGAAGGTTTCGTCCTGGTCGATGCGCAGGCCGAAGGATGCGAGATCCTCGTCGCTGAGCATCTTGAGCGCCTCCTTGTTTGCCTCTTCCTTGGTGCGGATGAGTTCGGTGCGGCTCTTGAGCTTGAGCGCAGTGAGAACGTCGTCCCACTTCCACTTGCGGTTGAGCAGCACGAGCTTCGGATTGCCGGTGCGGAAACCGAAGGTGGCGAGCGAGCTGGCGGCGCTCTTCAGTTTGCCGAACATCGATTCGCGATGAACGGTGGCGAACTTCTCGCAGAGAACGACCTTGGCATTGATGTCGGTGCCGAGACGTTCGATCTCCGGGTCGTGGTCTTCGCGGACCGAAGCGAGCAAGCGATCGCGTTCGGTGACGAGCTGCTCGCGGTCGAGCTGGAGCTTGCAGATAGCGTCAACGGTCGCTTCGAATTGAGCGAGGGTTTCGATGGTGGCGGTGGATTTGAGGCGGGCCATAATGGTCGGTGTGGATGGTTGAGAGTTGAGGGTTGAGAGAAAGAAGGGTCAGCGATCATCCTTCACGGTGCCCGATCCGGCGCACCAGTGGCATGTCCGCTCAGTGACGAGCCTCCTCCGCGATCCGGTTTTCGGGAGTTCGCGGATAAGACCCTTTCCGTTGCAGATGGAACACGGCTTGGTGAACGGGACGACGTTCTGAGGCTTAGACGATTCGCTCATGGTTTCAGGCGGTGAGCATTTCGAGTTCGAGAAGGGCCTGCGTTTCGAGCTGGCGGGCATAGTCGGCGAGGCGGTTGACGTAGGCGCATGAACGCTCGGACTGGTGTTGGCCGAGGTTTCCCGCCACGACTTCCAGGTAGTCGCGGATTTCGTCGGCCATCTTCTGGCCGTTGATGCTCGCGTGAATAATCTCAGCGAACACGCAGTCCGCCGGGGTCTTGATCAGGAACTGGGCCGCGCGTTCCAGAATGCGCTCCTTGCTGCGTTGGATGTCCGTCGAGGTCTGCTCGTCAAGCAGGTCCGGAATGACATCCGGGAAGCTGATAGGTTTCGGGGTGTTCATCGGTTGGCGTGGGGTTGGGTGGTTCGATCGAAAAGCGGAGTTCGTAGGCGCAGCCGCATTGGGCTTTGTAGTAGTGGTGACCTGCGACGGTGGCGGTGTAGCGGAAGGGCTTGCCGTGGTATGTGCAGCCCGACCGCTCGGGCGGAGGTGGCGGCGGTTCCATCAGTCCATGATTTCGGATTCGGCCTGCGCCTGCGCGTGGGCCTTGATGACCGCGCCCCAGGTGATCGGGCGCTTTTGCTCCTGTGACATGTCGGAGGCGTCTTGCAGGATGCCGATCCACACGCCGAGGCCTTCGCTTTGCAGAACTTCGCGCTGAAGGCGCAGCGGGTTGTCGGTGTGTTCTTTCGTTTCCGGGCGTCCCTGATCGTTGGTGACGGTGACTTCGATCTTCACCTTTTTATCCGGGGCCGGTTCGAGACCGTAGGCTTCCGCGAAAAGCGCCGCGTCGTCATCGGGTGGGGCCGCTGGCAACTGCAACGGTGTGATCCGCCGACGCCAGAACTGTTCAAAGGTTTTGGCCAACGGTCCGCGCAGGAACTTGTCCCGGCCTTCGTTGGTGAAGGCGACGGCGATCGCGCATTGCTTCCGGTTGAACAACTCGCGCAACCAGGAGAACACGGCCACGCCGCCGTTGGTGAAGCGGGAACCAAGCGCGCGGTGCGCTTCGTCCACGATCAAGATCATGCTGCTGTTGAACGCTTCGATACAGCGTTCCGCCAGATCCGACTGGCGCGAGCTGTCGGGAATGCCAGCGGCGCGCGCCACGGCGCGAATGAACTGGCCGAAGTTGCCACTGGCAGGCAGCTCCAGATAGACGGTGGCGGTTTCGTTACGGCGGGTGAACTCTTTGAAGTTCTCGGTCTTGCCGATTTGGCCATCGCCGAAGAAGAAGGCGACGCGGCGGCGCTTGAGAGCTTTGAGCAGGCGATTTTCCATTTCCCGGTAAAGGCGGGTTTCGATGAAACCGCTTTCGACCATGTCTTTGCGGAGATCCTGCACGCGGCGTAAGGCGCGAATCGCTTCCAACATCGGCGCGATGTTCTCGCCGCGCCGGATGCGTCCGCCGGTCAATAGCTGAACGATGGAGTCCGAGGAGTAATGTTCGGTGCTGCCAGGCTTGCGCAACACGGTGCCAAGCTCCGTCTTGGAGAAATCCTTCCGGCGGCAATAGTTGCCGAACCAAAGCACATCGCTGCGGTCATCGTCGGGCAGATCCGCGCACGTCTTCTGAATCACATCCGCCGCGAGCTTGAACTTGTGGTTCACCTGGGTCGGTGTGGTGACGGCTTCCGACGCGGCGATCAGGCCGGTGGTCTTCGTGACATCGACACCGGCGATGTCGATTGTTTGGCCGGTCGCGGGGGTGGTTTTGGTGCTTACCATTTTTCGGTTTCGTTGGAGGTTGGCTCAGGGGAAAAAGCGGGCTGGGCGGACCAGTCTTCGACTTCGTCGGCATCGTCCGTGCAGGACTCCTGCGGGCGGCTTGCAGCGACGGCGCGGCCAATACGCGTGGCGGACGCGTTGCGCCGTTCGTCGGCGCGGGTTTGTTGCTTCGGCGTGTCGGCCGGTTTCGCCACGAAACCCGCTTCCTTGGCGCGGGCCAGCAGGTCGGCATTGTGTTCCTGCATCTCGCGGCGGCGGTCGGCCACGGTCTGGAAGGCCATGCGAACCGGCGCGTCCAGATCGGCGGCGAGCATGGCGCGCTCGGCGAGCAGCTCGTGAGCGAGTTCGGAGTTCGAGGGCGCGGCGCGCTCGATGCGGTGCGCGGTGCCGATCATCACGCCATCCTGGTCGCAGACGATGAGCGTGTCCGGCCGGAAGGGGTTCAGGTGGCAGAGCACCGCGTCCCCTGGGCTGAGATTGACCACGTGACCCGTCGCCGTCTTGACGCGCGGCGAATAGACCATCGCCTCCTCGGCGCGGATCAGCGGATCTTTGATGCACAGCTCACGGCGCTTGTTCACCGTGATCGGTTGCGCCCATTCGATCGGCAGCAGGTTGTGCACGATGCGCGGGTCGAGCGTGCGGATGCACGGATCGTCTTCCGAAGCGCGGACCGCTTCCGTGCGGCTCATGCGGCGGGTGCGGGTCAAAGCCGCGTCGCCCTTGAATAGCGCCAGCGCGTGCGCGTGGCGGTTCTCATCCACGGTGGCGAGCTGGGCGAGTTCATCGCGGCCGCGCCAGATCCCCGGCTCGTCGGTCGGCCAGCGCCATTCCAGGCGCGTGAAGCCGCACTTTTCCCAGCCTTCGATGCCGTGATCCCGTGAGGCGTTGATGCCCGCATAGATCGTGCGATAGGCCAGCGAGTAGTCGAGGAAGCTGAACAGCTCGCTCTTGATCGCTTCCACCAGAAACTGCGGGCAACCGGCGAAGGCGCGCGCCATCGAGCGTTCATAGGCTTGCAGGCCATAGCTTTCCTCCGGCGCGAAATCGGGATTGCGGCCGGTCGGACCGGGCAGGAGCAAGCCGTGCGTGCGGACCGCCCGGAACATCGTTTCGATCGGGGCCTTGTAGCGGAAGTTGCCGGCGCTCTGTGGCTTGAAGAGCATCTCCTTGTAGGTCGCCTCGTTGAACTTGCCGGAGCGGTCGATGGTGACGTGCTGGTCGGTGAAGGCGTGAAGCGCGTCGTCGAAGGAATGATGCCCGGCCACGCTGCGCAGCTTCTGCGAGTTCCAGGAGTTCGCCGTGCCGTGCTCGAAGACCAGGCGGGTGCCACGGTAGTCGGTGCGATAGCCGCAGGAGGACAGCAGGCCGATGACGAACCAGACGAACTCGCGTTGCGTGAGCGTGCGGTGCGTGTCCTCGTCCGTGTCGAACCAACGCAGGCGGATGTGGAAGTCCAGGAACGCGCCGGTCAGATAGTCCAGGGCGTTGAAACCCACCGGCACCATTGCGCGATCGAAGCCGGGCTGGCGGACGTAGTGGTCATACTTCTGGTCGTCGAAAAAGACGCGCTCCAGGTAGCCGACGCCGACGCGGGTGGATGGAATGGAAGGCAAGAGACCGCTGGCGGATTTCCGGCCCTGCCGGGCGAGGGCTTTTTGGTAGGCGTCCGGCCCGCATTTACGGATCGTCTCGTAGCTCAGGCCCTCGGGGTAACCTTTCGCCGTAATGGCGGGTGGTTCCATGAAGCCCGGAATCGCGAAGCGCGGATTGCCGGTCCTATGCCAATGCCGCGCGCGGTCACAGATGGAGCGATAGATTTCCGCGCCGCTGTCCTCGCGTTGCAGGCGGCAGAACTCTTCAAAGATCCAGGCGCGCGTGGTGTCGGAAAGACCGCGTTGCTCGCCGCGCTTGCGCCGCCCGTCTACCAGCGCCCACACGCCGCGATTCTTGAAGAGCGAGAGCCAGTTGTTGACGGCTTGCTCGGACACGCGGTGTTGCTTTGCCGCGACCTTCACCACGTCCCCCTTCGTACCATAAGGGGCGTTCATCACGGCCTGCACCACTTCCAGCTTGGCGAACAGATCGGACTTCTGTTGCGGCGTGAGCTGGGAAAGGCGCGCCGGTTCGGTGATGAGTTTGAGAACGGACATAAAAGGGAACGGGTGAAGCGTTGAAAATGGGTCAGGCCTTCGCGGTCTTCGCCGGTTTGGCGTGCGCGGCCATCGCCTGCTCGATGTCGGCCAGGAGCGCGGCGGCTTCGGCACGCAGGAACGAGAGCGAGACCTTGCCTTCCTCGTCCGCCACCACCGGCAACGAGTTGAGAAGCGTGTGATAGTCGGCGGCGGTGCGGGCCTTCACGATCGCGGAGGCCGGGCCATCGAAGAAGTGGAAGGCCATCTGCTCGGGCGTGAGCTGGTCGCCCTCGCCGTCCTTTTCCTTTTCGGGCGGCGTGGTGAGATTGTGGGCCTTTGGCACCACGCCGAGTTCCGCCATCAGCGCGCCTTGCGTGAGGCCATCGCACAGGCTGCTCACGATCTCCTGCACCTTCTCCCGTTGCTCCAGTGGCAGCGCCAGCGGGTTGGAGGTTTCCAGCAGCGCCAGCGAGAGCGCCGGGCCGTCCGTCTTCTTCTTTTTGTCACTGGCGATCAGGCGCTTGAGCTTCGCCTTGGTCGCGTCGTGGAGGGCGATGAAGCGGTTTGCCGTGCGCTCGGGAATGCCGATCTCCTGCTGCAATTTCTTCGGCCAAGGAATAAATCCGGCCAACTTGGCAGAATTTTTCGGCCGCCCCGCACCTACCTGGCAGTGCTCTTTTTTCAGGTTGGCGAGGTGCCAGCCAAAGAGGGCTTGTTGATAGAGGTAAATGCGGCCGGTGGCCTTGAGCGCGCCGAGCTGCTGCCGGGCTTGGTCCCAGGCCGGATCAAGCGGTTGCTCGTCGGTGACTTCCGCCGTGATGGCCTCGGCCTTCGGGCCTTTGCATTTGTGGTGCTTGAGTCCTTTGGCGGTGAATCCGGTCGTGTTGCAGCCGGGGCAGGTGTGGAGAGTTTCCATGGGAAAGTGAGCAGTGATCGGTGAGCAGTGATCAGTGGCAGAGGTGCCAGATGAGCGCGAAGGCGGCGGGGATGGCTTGGCTGGCGAGCAGCCAAAGCACGGCGGGTTTGGCGTGGGTCATGACGGCTCTCCGATTTCGAGTTTGAGTGAGTCCGCTAGCGCGTCCGCGACGATCCTAATCAGCTTGGACGCAGGGACGTGTTGCGGCTGGCAGCAGCCGCCTTTGAGGACGAACTCGTAGGGTGCGGAGTTGGCGTGCTTGCGGAGACAAAGCGTTGCGGTGATCTCGCGGGTTTTCTTCGGTTGGGTGGCTTCGGCCATGGGTCGGTGGGGTTGAGGAGTTAGAGGCGCGTTTCGCGGTGCTTGTGGGCGTAGAAGTGGCGGGCCGCGTTCCAGGTCTCGGTGTGCATGCGATCGAGCTTCGCGCGGTACCAGATGGCCGAGGCCCACGCGCCAAGCGCGGCGCAAAACAGGCAGCCTCCGATGAGGATGATGGGTTCGAGGATTGGCATAGCGGTCGTGATCGGTTGGAGTTCCTTCGTGAAAGTCAGTCCATGGGAGACGCACTACGAGACGCTGAGGACATGGGAGGAAGGCATGCCGAGGCTGTCGGACGCGGAGCTGGAGAGTCTGCTCTCCACTGGCGTGCGGCTGCCTGGCCTGCTCTTTTCAGCCGACGACCAAGGCCGAGAATGGCTTGATACGCTGATCCTTTTGCGGGCGGCCGGTGAGCCGTGGCCGGAGCTGACGCCGTTTCAGAAATTGCTGACGCGGGAACGCTTCGAGTGGGCGTTTGCGATGATAGAGGCGAACCAGCGATGCGGGATTCGACCAGGGCGACGCTTTGATCCAAGAGCGCTGTTGACTGATGGTTGGGATGCCGCAGGAGCCTCGCAAACTCACGAAGACTTCCTTCGAAGATACCTGCCCGAAGTGCTTCAGCATGGAGCTGGCGCACTGAGTAGAGGCGCGGGTGAATAATGGGTTCAAATCCGTCGCTCATCGGTTCAGGCGGTTGCGGGTTGGCGGGCTTCAAGAAAGGCGCGGGCTTCGGCGCGGGCTTCCCGTCCGGCAGCGAGCAGGGCTTTCAGCAGGATCTCGGCGGCGTCTTTGAAGGCTTTCGCCGCTTCGTGCTTGCCGGACTTGGCGGCCTCATCGGAGAGGCGGAGATACTCCGTGCGGACGGCTTTGATTTGGGCGGCGTTCATGGGTTCAGTCGGCTTGGGTTTCAGACGAGGGATCGAGCGAGGCGAGGAAGTGGGCGAAGGCGCGGCGCTCCGCTTGGGTGAGATCGGGGAAGAGCGCTTTGCGGATCTTCGCGAGACCGGTGGAGTAGTCGGCGTGGATCGCGCGGCGGGAGACGCCGAACGCCTGCGCAAGCTGACGCTCTGAGATCTCACCCGGCGGCGGCGCTTCACCGCGCGCCTGCGCCGCGTGCAGTTCCAAAACGCGTTGTTGGAATTCGGGCGAGTGCGACATGATCAGGGGGGGCAGTGACGGGGAGGGAGGGCGAGGACGCGGGCGACGAGGGATTTGCTCTCGCGGTATCCGGTGAGCACCTGGCAGAGGTGCTGGTAGGTGCAGCCGAGCACCGTGGCGGCGGAGCGGTAAGACCAGCCGCAGGACTGAAAGTGCTTGCGGGCGGCGGCGACATCTCGCGGCAGGCGGGGATGTTTGGTGGGAGCGAATGGCATGGCGGGCGTGGTTAGAGAGTCCCCACCTGTTTGAGTCGGGGCTTGTTGGGTTCGCGTTCACGTGAGAACATGCACGAACGTTTATCAACGATCGTTCATGGCGCAAGAGAAAACATCCACGAACGTTCATTTCGCTTCTCGGCTACAACAATTGTTGGATGAGAAAGGGATGACGAAGGCTCAGCTCGCGGATGTTGTGGGCGTGTCCCCCACCGCAATTGGCAATTACTGCAACGGCCGAATCCCGCGAGCTGACGAGTTGCATCGCATCAGCCGCACACTTGGTGTGAGCATGGAGGAGCTTCTTACAGGGGAAAAAGCTCCCCGAACGGACGCCGCATCTGGGGTGTGGAAGATCAAAGCAGAGCATGCCGAGCAGAAGCTCGAAGCGGTCAAAGCAGCACTGGCGGGACTGCTGAAAAAAATTTAGCCTCGATCTGCCCTCAAATCTGAGGGCAACCACCGTCCCTCAAATGTCATGAAAAGAGCAATCCTGACCCCCATCTTTGTTCTTATTGCCAGTGCCTCAATGCTGCATGCCGACTTGTTGTCGGTCCAACAGACGCCGGTTGAAACCGCTCCCGGCAAGGTGATCTTCACCAACGCACAATACGCGCAATTTCGAAGCTACTACTGGTACGATTTGACCAAGACCGTGCTGAGCAATCGCAAAGCCATGCGATCGGTGGTCTTGTCAGGCGACGGTAATTCCACCGTTCTTCGGGAACTCGAAGACACGAATCGCAAGATTGGCGAACTGATCAAAACCGGCAATGAGCTGCTCGCGCTCTGGGAACCAGTCCCAGACACTGAGCCTCTGGCGAAGGTTTATAAGCCCCTGATTCCCCAGATCGTAAAGCTGTTGGAAGAGGCCCGCGTTACCGCTCCCCCACAAGACCAGACATCAGGAGCAAAGGACGAACTGAAGGTGGCGCATATAGCTCAAAATGGAGTTGAAGGTGTGCCTAAAGAAGTAACCGACGAAATCGTGAATCGCGCGAAGCGGAATCAAAACGGCTTCTTGGTGCGGGCCACTGTTGAAAGCGAAGTGGCTGCGTATCGTAAAGTAACCGCTTTCAAGACCGAAACCGCTCTCCCAGCGGAAGTCCGTGACGCGATCGTGTCTCAAGCTCTCCGCAAATTTCCGACTTCGTGGGTGGCGGCGGCAGGTGACATCGGGACGGAATCCGATAGTTGGCGTACCATTCAGAAATGGGAATCGGAAGGCGCACCGGGAATGGGAAAGCAAAAGACCCTCGATGTGATTAAGGCCGCGAAAGCAAGGTATCCACAACATTGGTCGATGCTCGTTCACGCCGTGGGAAACCATCAGGAGTGAAACGAACACCATGTTAAATCAAAGCCCGCTCGGACACGTTCCGCGCGGGCTTTTGTTCACCCCGCCTGCCGCGTGGCAAGCTGGCTTTGCTTGAAGCGCCAGACGGAAAGCAGGTCGATCTTCCACTTCGAGTTCTTCGCCCAGGGCTTGAGCTTGTAACCAGCCACCAGCTTCGCGCCGATGAGCACGTAGACATCGTGGCGGTCGCAATCATCAAGCATGCGGCAGGCTTGTTCAACGGTCCCCCAGCGCCGGAGCGTGCCGCCGTCCGAACGTTTCAACGTGCGATCGTCTTCCCAACTGAGGCCAGGCAGCAGCTCCATGCCAATAGGCTAACATGGGTGGTCCGGGGCAATTTTAGGTAAGGTTGGGTGTGGTTAGGAGCGGGTTGGGAACCAACCCGGCGGGAGGCGTGCAAGGTGGCTGCACTTCGATTGCAGCACGCCTGCCACGCCACCATGAAAGCGAAACTCCAATCTTACCTCCGGCACGTCCTCACGGGTGCCGCCACCCTCGGAACCTTCCTTGGCTCGCATGGCTTGATCGATCAAGCCGATGTCGCCCAGACCAACGCGGATGCGGCGCAGGCCGTGCCGCTGCTCGCCTCCATCGCGGCGGCGATCCTTTCCCGCATTCTGATTTCTCTCCTGGCGAAATACGCGCCGGGCCTTGGTTCTTTGTTTGGTAAGTCCGGCGGCACGGGTGTGTCGTTATTGGCCATGGGGACGGCGGCGGGGGCGCTCGCGCTCCTGCCGTCGTGTGGCCCGGATGCCACGCCGCCGATCACCGGCTCGATCTTCTACCGCGACCCGAAGAGCGGCGCGAAGGGCGGACTCGCCTTCACGCCGGGCGAACGCGCAACCGCCTACGTCCGCGTCCCGGTTTTCGATCCCGAGACGGGCGAGAAACGCGGCGAAGCGAATCTTTCCATTCCGGTCGGGAAAACGGTGCCCGCCGTAGACGCCGACTCCGGCAAGTAGCCTTTCGCGGCTGGGGTGGGCCTAGGGACAGACGCTTTCAAACGCATCCCAGAAGCCCCCACCGCGACCAACCCTTGAGGGGCCAGTGGCCAGTGATCAGGGGCCAGTGAAGAGAAGCCCTCTTTCAATCCGCAATCCGCAATCCGAATTCCGCAATCCTTTCCCATGTTCGCCGTCTACATCCCGCTCGCGCTGATGTTCGTGTGGATCTTCATCCGCTGGGTGATGCTCTCGCTGGACGCGACCAATGGCCTGGAAAACCAGAGCCGCGAACAGATCAACCGCCTCTTCGCGGCGCTGTGGGTCGCCTTCAACGTGGCCACGGCCGTGGGTGGTGTGATCGGGGTGCGCGCCGCGTGGCTGCACTGGCCGCAACCGCTGCCGCCCTTGCTCACGATGTTCACGGCGGCGGCGTGGTTCGGCCTGTTCTTCGTCTCCTCCGTCATCCTCGTCAACGCGCTGATCCTGCGTGGTGCCTTCGGCGATCCCGAAGGCCGACTTTCCTCCCCTCCTACTTCTCCCATCCATGACTAAGCCCGTTTTCGCGCTCTGCGTGGGCCATTCCCGATCCGGCGACCGTGGCGCGGCGTCGGTCGATGGTACCAGCGAGCACCGCTACAACTCCGATCTCGCCCGGCGCATCCGGCTCATCCTCGCCGACCAGGGCATCGAGACGGTGATCGTCAACACTTACGAGGGCCATGGCTACACGGCCGCGATGACCTGGTTGGGCAATCACCTCAAGCAGCTCGGCGCGAAGGGCTGCGTGGAGCTGCACTTCAACTCGGCCGAGAACGATGCCGCGACGGGCCACGAGTTTCTATATTGGCAAGAGAGCTACCCAGGCCGCGAGCTGGCACGTTCCATCGATTGGCAATTCCGCCAGACGCTCGAATCTCTGAGGCCGCGCGGCACCAAGCCGGTGACCGCCTCGGGACGCGGCGCGGAGTTCCTGCGCCGCACGCCCTGCCCGGCGGCGATCTGCGAACCGTTCTTCGGCAGCAACCCGCGCGACTGGGCATTTGCGACCACCGAGAAGGATGAGATCGCGCTGGCGATCGCAACCGGCATCGCCGCCTGGTGGAAAGGGCTGAAGCTGTGACCCTCGGCGCTGAACTCTTCCACGACGTGTGCGCCGATAAAGATCCGGTCGCTCACATCCGCTCGATGTCGGACGCCGCGCTGCGCACGTTGCTCATCTACCTGCGCAGCCTGGACCAACAGGAAGGCATCGCTGGAGAGATCTGGGCACAAGCCGGAGCCATCGCCATTCTCCGATTCGAACAAGGAGGTCGGCCGTGATGCTGGACCTCCTAGCGGCAGCGACCGTCGAAGATCCGATTTCCGGCAAGGTGGCCGTCTCAATCATCGGCGCGGTGATGACCGGCCTTGCTGGCATCTTCGGCGGAAAGAAATGGGCCGATGCCCGGAAGATTCAGGTCGAACCGCAACCGTTGATGGTGCGCCTGGAAGAGAAGTTCGTCACCAAGGAAGAGTTCAAGGATTTCAAGTCCGATGTCCGTTTGGACGTGAAGGAGATGAAGGGGCTGTTCGCGCAGGCGGTCGAGAAGATCGAGGAGCGCGATGACCGGCTGAGCAAGCGAATCGACGACCGCGACGAACGCCTGGTCACCCGCATCGATTCTGTCGCCAAGGGTGCCTACGAGGCACGCGGGAAAATGCACCTCAAGATCAACGACCAAGGCGAACGCCTGCGCAGCCTGGAAGACCGCACGCCGAAAGCCAACGGCCGTCACTAACACTTTTATGGGAGCGAAACCGACAGTCAGCACCGGACGTGGCCGCAAGGCCGTGCGCGAAGTGTGCAACCTGGCACCGGGCTACGGAAAGACCGAGGCCGTTTTGATGGATTGCGTCAACGAACTCACGGGCGCGGACGTGCCGGTCGAGCAGCTCCGCGAGTGGATCGAGTGGAACCTCAGCGAGGACTACATCCGGTCCAAGGAGAACAAGGACACCGACGAGGTCGAGTGGGTCATCACCGACCACGGCATCGCCAAAGAAAGCATCAAGTGAATGTCCCAGGACAAAGAGATCCGCAGCGATGCGAAGCTGAAGAATCTGCCCGCCGAAGCGCTGGAGGATCTGTGGCGCTTTCGCAACCCCGAGGAGGGCGGCGAAAAGCTGACGCTGGAAGCGATCGCGGTGGAAATTCCGCTGCGTTACGGCTTCACCGTTTCGCTCTCCACGTTGTCGGAGTTCTATGCCTGGCTGCGCCTCAAGCGGCGCATGGATGCGGCGCGGGAGCGAGCGGACCAAGCCAAGGCGGAGCTGGCCAAAGATCCGAACGTCACGCTGGAGGAATTGGAGCGCGTGGCGCAGACGGTCTTCACCGCCGAGGCGATCGAAGCAAAGGACATCAATGGCTACGTCTCATTGGCGAAGCTCAGACTTCAATCCGAGAAGCACGATCTGGAACGGGCGAAGCTCGCGGCGGCCGCGAAGACGAAGATCGAGCAGGGACTCGATGCGCTCTTCGAGGAAATCCAGGGCAACCCGCGTGCGCTGAAACTCTTCGCCGAACTGAAGGAGGCGGTGGCGAAAGCATGAAGGGCGCGTTGAACAGGCTGATCGCGAAGGCCGACGAGCAGTCGAAGGCCAAGGTCGAAGTGCCATCCATCGGCAGCTTCCGCCAGTTCCTGCTGGAACACGCGCAGGTTAAAACGCCGGGCGGCGAATACGTCTCGTGGTCATTGGAAGGCCGTGAAGCGATGGCCGAGATTGTCGACACCTTCGATTTGGTGCTCGGCTCCCACACGGGCGCGCCCTTGCCCGACGCCTCGATCGACCTTTGCGGCGGCGCTCAGTTCGGCAAGACAATCCTCGCGCTCAACTTCGGCGTCTACGCCACGTGCGCCCGGTTCTACAACTGGGGCTATTACCTTCCCGATGACGATCTGGTAGACGGCATCGTCGATACCAAGCTGCGACCCGATGTCGTCGAGCAAATCGACTGGCTTGGACCAATGATGCAGGTCGGCAAGACCGAGGATAAACGCGGCCGGTCGGTTAATCGCAAGGGCGCGTTCCAGGTCAGTGACGGCAAGCGCAAGGCATTCGGCATGATTCGCGGGATGGGGAAAATCCCCACCTCCTTCTCCATGGATGTCGCGATGGAGGACGAGAAGGACGACATCAACGCCAAGCGTTCAAAGTATCTCACGGGTCGTTTGACGGCGTCCAACCTGCGCCTGCGTTCCTCCATTGGAACGCAACGCATGCACGGCGCTGGCCAGCAAAAGCAATGGGAGGATGGCTCTCAAGGTATCTGCTTGTTCGCCGTTGGTGAAGGCAAGCGCATCAACCTGGAAGAGAACTGGCCCGCCGTTTGCCGCTTGGCCGTGGATGGTGCGCCGAAGCCGAGCGATCCCAAGCTTACGCAGGCCGGTGACTTCCGCGACGACAACGACAACCGTTGGGCCTACAAGCCGGGCGCGGCCTATTATCTCGCCGATCCTGACACGGGCGCGGTGATCGATCGCCGCGCGCCGGAGTGGAAGTACCTGCGCCCCGATCGCATCGCGCTGCGCAAATGGTCGTTCCGGATCTCCCAGCTCGCGATTGGCGCGATCGATCTCAATCAGCTCGTCAGCCGTTGGCAGGACGCGGTCAAAGACCCGGACATGATGATCGTGTTCTCGTGCGACGTGCTGGCGTTGCCGAGGAACACCGAACAGGCGATCACGCCTGAGATCATCACCCGCGCCAAGACGGTCGAGGAGCCTTATGACCTTTCGCTCGCTCCCAAGGCCGGAGCTGGCCGATTCGGCGGCCTGGACACCGGTAATCGTTGCTGGTTTGTGTCCCGTGAAGTCGATAGCGAGGCGATCAAGCGCATCCGCTGGGCCGAGCAAATCCCTCTTTCTCAACTCGTCGATCGAACCTTCGCCCTGTTCCACCGGCTGAAGCTCGACTTCCTCGCGATCGACGCCCGCCCGGCGGTGAACGAGGCGCGCACGCTCTGCTACAAGCTGAACAACCTGGAAGGCATCACGTGGCCATCCATCCCCGGCAAGGTCGAGGACGCTTATGTGGCCTTTCCTGGCGGGCTGATTTGGAACGGGCCGCTCAAGCGTTGGGAGAACCTGCGTTGCGCGGTGGTGGAGTTCACGCGTCCCCAGGGCGGCGGCATCCTGCACAAGATCGACCGCGACGAAGAGAAGTTCTTCCCGGTGATCCAATGCAACCGCTTCGAGTCGATCGACCGTGCCGTGCGCGAATTCCTGACGCCCGCTGAGAACGTGATGCGAGTTGTTGGCGGCGAGGTTTTGAAAGATCCCGTGATGCGCCTTCCGCAACGCGTCGCTGGCACGCCACCGATTGTGGAAACGCTGGAAGCGCATCTGATCACCGGGTCGAAACGCGAAGTCGGATCGAACGGCGAGGCGGGTGATTATGTCGATGGCTGCGAAAACCACCTCACGCTGGCCGCCGCTTATTCCGCGTTGGCGGAGCTGACCGGTGGTCGATCGCTCGTCGTCGAATTCGCCTACGAGCCGGTCGAGGATCTGCGCCCCGAAAACCGCCGGAAAGGGGGTGGCCTGTGAGCATTTCCAGAAACGGCCCAGAAATCGATTCTGACGGGCGGTTAGGTTCGGATCGCGAGAATATCCGTCTTTCCGTCTCTAACGCGCTGCACGCTGTCTGCATGGCCTTTGTGGGCCTGCGTGGAGGGGAGGGCGCACGATGAAGGCGCGTCCGACCATTTTGGGGGCGAATGGCCTACCGGTTGTGTCCGCCGACCGGGTTCGCCTGGAGAAGCAATCACGCTTCAATCCGCTTCGCGATTGGACGCCCGATGAGCTGACCCGTCAACTCGAAGCCTTCGCGCGTGGAGACATCCGCGAGCTGGCCTTGGTCATGCAGTGGCTGGAAGATCACGACGACACGATCGCCACCGTCGCGCCCAAGGCGAAAGCGGCGGTGAGCCGCCATGGCTACGACGTGGTGCTGCGCGACGAGATCAAACCGGAACAGCGGAGGTTGGCGGAAGACCAGCAAGGCGTGCTCCAAGCGTTCTACGATTCGCTTGAGGCGACCCACGCGGTGGATGCCGATCAAGCCGGAAACATGCGCCTGTTCATCCAACAGGTGATGGACGGCTACGGCAAAGGCTACGCCGCCCACCATACGATTTGGCGGCCGACGACTTCGGGGCTGCGCGCCACTCTGGTGCACGTGCCGACCTGGTTCTTTGAAGCCAAGCTTGGGCGCTTGCGATTCCTCCCGTCCACCTGGGCGGTGGACGGTCAACCGCTGGAAGAACTCGGCGGCCGCTCCGCCTGGATGATCTCGCGTGGTCGCGGCGTGATGCTCGCCTGCGTGATCGCGCGGATGTTCAAGCAGATCCCGCTTCAAGACTGGCTGACCTACTCCGACCGCCACGCCATGCCCGCGTTCCTGGGCAAAACTTCGGCCAGCAAGGATTCGCCCGGCTGGTTGCAGATGCGATCCGCCGTGGCCGGGATGGGTGCCGAGTTCGGCGCGGTGATCAACACCGGCGATGAGCTGACCGTGCTCGATCTGGCGACCAAGGGCGAGTTGCCCTATGAGAAGCTGATCGACCGGATGGACCGGGCGATGGTGATGCTCTGGCGCGGAGGCGACCTTTCGACGTTGTCACGATCGAACGCGGTCGGCGCGAACCCGCAACAGGAGGAAACCGACGAACTCGATGCGGACAATGCCGAGTGGGTTTCCGAAACGATCGACCGCCAGCTTTCCCGCATCGTCCTGAACTGGCACTTCGGTGATGTCCCTCAGCTCGCCAAGCTGCGCCTGCGCAAACGCACCCGCGAGAACCTCAAAGAGGATCTGGATCTCGTCAAAGGTGCCAAGGATCTCGGCGTGCGGATCTCCAAGTCCTGGTTCGTCGGCAAATTCGGCATCGTCGAAGCGGACCAAGGCGAAACCGCCCTGGGCGAGTCCGCGCCACCGGCGGCGACTCCTTCCACTCCGGCGCTCAACTCGGCCGACCCCAAGCTCGTCACCTCCTCGCTCGCGAAGGCGCTGGGCGTCCGTGCCGAGATCCTTTCTGCGGTGCAGCCGGTCATCGAGCGCCTTGCAAGCGGCGTGCAGGACGGCGGCATCACGGATGCGGAGTGGCTGCAACTCGTCGAGGACGCGGCGCTTTCGCTCCCCGAACTCTTCGACCCTCAAACCGCCGAGTCTCTCGCCACCGATCTGGAAGCCGCCATGGGAACGGCCGTGCTCCAAGGCGCGCGTGACGCCCTCCGCGATCAAAGCAAACAATCATGAAACGATTTCTTATCGCCATCAACGAAGCCCGCGCCCTCGCGGTCACGAACCTGGTCGGTGCCTGGAACGAACTTCGTCTCGCCGCCAATGAACGCGAGAGCTGGGTGCGCCTGACTCCGATGGGCGAGTTCCCGGTCACCGTGAACGAAAACGGCGGGAGCCGGGTCGTCATGCAGGTGATCGACCGCGAAGCGTGCGACTCGATGGTCGCGAACTTCAAAACGCTCTCGATCAAGGTCGCGAACTTCTTCCGGGGCGCGCCGTTTTACGAAGGTCACCCGGATGATCGCGGCTGGGCCGCCGCGAACCCTGGCATCAAAGCCGCCGCCGTGGGGCGCATCAAGGAACTGCAAACCCGCGCTGATGGCCTTTGGGGCCGCGTGGCCTGGAACAGCCGGGGCGTCGCGCTCCTGGACCCGGAAGCGCCGGAATACTCCGGGCAATCTCCGCATTGGGGGATGGATGAAGTGAAGGGCCGCGCCGACGCCTACCGGCCCGTCGTGCTGTGGAGCGCCGGTCTGACCAACACGCCCAACATCCCCGAAAACACCGTCGCCCTCAACGAGCTGGGCTACGGCCAACCCTCTCCACCGTCCGAGAAAGTCGAGGACGAACCCGAGAACGAAAACAACATGAAACTGACCCCTGAAAACCTCAAGGCGCTCGGGTTTGCTCCCGACGCCACTCCGACCCCGGAAGAAATCAACGCGGCCATCGCGAAGATGTATTCCGAGATGTCCACCGCGAAGGCCGAGAAGACCACGGCGGATAACAACCTGGTGGCGGCCAACTCCCGCGTCACCAGCCTCACCACGGAACTGACCACCCTGCGTGGCACCGGCATCACCACCGCGCTCAACACGGCGGTCACCGCCGGTCAAATCACCGAAGCGGAGCGTCCGGTGTGGGAAGGCATCCTCAAGGCTGACTTCGCCAACGGTTCCGCCGCGCTGGCCAAGCTCGGCAAGTCCACCGCCCTCAACACCGACAGCAAGCTCGGGGATCTCGGCGGCCGCCAGGAATCCATCACCGCCACCGGCAGCATCACCGCCATCAACGACGGCGTGCGTGCCTACGCCAAGGAGAAGGGCATCGATGTGTCCACCTCCGAAGGTTGGGACCGCGCTTTCCGCGAAGCCCAAACCGCCAAGCCGGAACTGTTCACGCCCGCTGCGCAGTAACCGCCGCGCAACCTCCAATCCCCACACCTTCGAAGATTCGATTCTTATGAAACTGCTACTCATCACTCTGGCGATTCTCTTCGTCGTCGCCTGCGTCGCCTATGTGGCGCGTTCCCTCGCCGTGGGCGGTCACCGCCTCCATGCGTTCAATAATGCCGGTTCTCACAACGGCCCGATCACCCGTTTCGCGGAAACCGCCTTCGGTGTGCCCAACCTGGTCGCAGGTAAAGGCACCACGGCGGGTAAGCAGGTGGCACCCTGCGCGGCCACCGGTGTCGTGCCGATTGGCTTCGCGCTCGATGAAGCCGCTGTCGGCGAGGCCGTTGCCGTCGAGATGAGCTACGGCCGATCCGTCCTGGGCGTGGCATCCGCCGCGATCGCGGCCGACGTGCCGGTCTACACCGCCGCCGGAGGCAAACTCAGCTCCACTGGTGGAGCGGGCAAATACCTGATGGGCCGAAGCGCCGGAGCGGCCGCCGCCGATGGCGACGAGTTCGAGGTGATCCCCTGCGCGCCGGTCCTTCAATCCTAACCCCTAAGCCTAACCCTTAAACCATTCCTTTAGCGCCAACCTTTTAGTCCTTATGAAAAACGCATTCAATGTGGGCACCTTCACGGGTGCCTTGATCTCCGACACGCCGATTTCCGGCCAAGTCACGGTGGCGAACTCCTCGGCGTATGAATCCGCCAACCTGAGCCGCCCGCTCACCGCCTATATCGCGGGACAGCCCGCGCCGGATCTGGAAAAGGTGCTCGATGAGTTGTTCCCTCCTGTGGAAGCGGGGCGGTTCTTCGAGTTCCAGAAGCACGCCGACGACAAGTTCATCACGGAATCGGACGACTCCGACATCCGTGCGGTGGGCGCGGCCTTCAAGGTCATCCAGTATACCGGTTCGAAGGTCACCGATAAGGTGGTCAACAAGGGCCTGACCTATCGCCAGGACCACGACGGTCTGACCCGTGACGAGAAAGGCAAGCTCCGTCCGGGTTGGGAAAACGCGATCGCGGACAACCTCCGCAAGCGTTTGATCCGCGCCGACATCCTCCGCGGCTTCGCCCTGCTCGATGCGGGTGCGACCAATGCGCCCGTAGTTTGGAACGCAGCCTCCAACCCGGATGGCGATCTGCGCGGCGCTTGCCGCTTGTCGCTCACCGGCAAGGGCGTTCGTGCCACGAACCTGGTCATTGGCGATCTCGCCTGGATGCTTCGCCAGGACGCCTATGAAGCCCCAGGCCGCACCAACGACATGGCCAATCACGCGGCCTACACCGAGCAGATGCTCGCCAGCTATCTGGGTCTGCGCAAGGTGCGCCGCGAGGACAGCCTCTACCAGGTCAAGAAAGGCGGAGCCAAAACCGACATCCTCGGCAGCATTGCCTACATCTACGGCGCGGAAGAAGGCCTTCTCCTGGACGATCCGAGCAACATCAAACGCGTCTGGTCCGCGACCGACTCGGGCCAGCGCTTCGCGGTCTACATCAACAAGAAGGACAAGTTCACGGACATCACCGTGGAGCACTATTCGAAGTTCATCAGTCCGATCACGGCGGGCATCCGCAAGCTGACGATCGCGGCCGCCTGATTTTCCTGACGGCCATGCAGGAATAACCCACACGGCGGGTGGTTCAGGGGTGGATTTCACCCGCCGTGTTTTCCCTCTCCCTTTTCTGGAATGAATCCTTGGGTCACACTCAACGCGACCGATCTCAAGTCGTCGATGACTTCCTCGGAAGTCGAGCGCTTCGGCAAGACGGCCACCGATGGCGCGCCGGACGATCGCGTGACGCAGATCCTGAGCGACCTGGTCGCCGAGATCCGTGCGTTCATCGCTTCCGCCTCCGCGAACACACTGAGCGCGGACGCCACCACCATCCCGCCGGAGTTCAAAGCCCGCGCGCTTGCGATCGCTCGCTGGCGCTTACTCATCACCCTGCCCGGTTACACGCCCGGTGAGGCCCGCAAAACCGACTACGAAAAGGCCGTCGAGTTCTTCGACAACGTGGCCAAAGGCAAGATCCGGCCGGTCCCGGCCGACGACGCCATTGCCAATCCCGTGCCCGACGAAAAGCCCGTGGGGGTCGAGTGGAGCGCACCGCCGAAGCGCACCGGCCGCGAACGCATGAACGGACTCTAACCATGCCCCGCGAACCTCTCACTTTCTGGCTTCCCCTGAACAACTTCACGGCCGCTCGCGTGACGGTGGAAGTGGTCGAAGCGCCAGCGGGCGGACTCGACATCGAGCGCGCCCGCGAGCCGCTGGTTCCCGAACTCGATGCAATCGCCAAAGCCCTCACCGACCGGAAGTGGACCTTCCACAAACCGATTTAATGTCTCTGGATCTTCCATCTTCTGATTGCTCAATTCTAGCCGACACGGATCTCGCCGTGATGCTGGAAGCGATGGCCTCGTTCGCCCGTCGACCTAAGCCGGTCGTCGGCGAGGCGCAACCCGTCGTGGGCTGGCAAGGCGGCAAGCGCTGGCTCGTCAAGGAGCTGGTGCCGCTGCTGCCGCCACACCGGATGTATGTGGAGCTGTTCTGCGGCGGTGGTGCCTTGCTGTGCGCGAAGCAGCCATCGCAGGCGGAAGTGATCAACGATCGCAACAGCGACCTCGTGAACCTTTTCCGCGTGGTGAAATACCACCTCGCGCCGCTCCTGGAAGAACTCGATTGGAACCTCAACAGCCGAGCCGAGTTCGCGGATCTGAAAGAGCAACGCGGCCTCACCGACATTCAACGCGCTGCGCGTTGGTTCCTGCGGATGAAGAACGGCTTCGGCGGCGCGCCCGATCACTTCGGCACCGCGAAGACCGGCGGCGGCGCTTCGTTCTCATCCAAAGAAGGACGGCTCGCCTTGCTTCGCGCGTTCAATCGTCGGCTCGATAAAGTCGTCATCGAGAACCTCGATTGGAAGGAGTGCGTTTCCTACTACGACAGCAAGACCACGGTCTTCTTCTGCGACCCGCCCTACACCACGGGTGAAGCGGCCTACGGTGCCTGGACGATCGATGACCTCGCCCGCTTCCGCGAGGAGGGCCTCGATCAGATGCGCGGCACTTGGATTCTCACGATCGACGACACGCCCGCCAACCGTGCGCTATTCCGCGACTGCCTGATCACGGTGGTCGGCCGCAAGAACGGCATCGCCCACAAGGCCGATGGAAGCACCTCGCTTTATCACGAACTGATCATCCGGCCGAACGACGGCCGTCACCAACCCACGGAACTCAACCTCGATTGAACCATGATCCGAGTCCTCATCTTGCTGATCGTCTTTGCGTGCCTGTTCTTTTTCACCGGTTGCGAAAGCGGCCCTCAACCAAGCTGCACAGACCCGGTGGGTCACCAATGGGGAAAGTGGGAACAAGACCCTGCGATCTTATGGCGGAGCAACATGAATGAAATCCGCCAAATCCGAACCTGTCGCCATTGCGGGCTGATCGAAGCCGGATGGCACCACTGACCTCTTTCTCTCAACTTCTTCATGATCGATTTCACCACACCTGTTCCGCTGGAAGACGCGGTGCGCAGCCTCGGGGCGAAAACCCCGCTTGGGCGCGCGCTGTCGTCGGCCGAGTGGGAACTGGAGCCGGTGGAGATCCGGGACCGGGCGTTCTTCTCCGCGATGGTGGAAGACGAGCGCATCCTCGCCGAAATGCAGCGCCGCATCCTCCAACGGGTGCGCTTGCAACGGTCGAAACTGGCCGATGGCAGCGAGGGCGTGATGATGGATCGCAGCCGCTTCATCGCGGAGATGCAAGAGGAGTTGGGCCGCGCCGGATATCGGCCGGAGCCAAAGCACGCGGGCGGCTTGCAAGACCTGAGCAGCGCCGGGCGACTCGGCCTCATCTGGGACATGCAGCTCGCCCAGGCGCACGGTTATGCGAAGTGGAAAACCGGCCAGGACAAGGATCTGCTCAAGGCTACACCGGCGCAGGAACTCATCCGCGTGGAAGCCCGCAACGAGCGCCGGGATTGGCCAGCCATTTGGGCTGCTCATGGCGGTCAGTTTTATGGCGAGCCGGGAGCGGACTATCCCGATGCGCCGGGGCGAATGATCGCGCTCAAGACCGATCCGATTTGGGCGAAGATTTCCCGCTTCGGCGTCCCGTGGCCGCCCTTCGATTGGGTCAGTGGCATGGGCCTCCGCAACGTCCGTCGCCGTGAAGCAATCGAACTCGGCGTGATCACGCGCGAGACGAAACAGGAGCCGGTCACCACGCCCTTCAATTCCGGTCTCAAAGCGAGCGCCAAGGGCCTGCCCGCCGTCTCGATCGAACGGATTCAACATACCTTCGGCGACGCCGTGAAAGTGACGCCGGAGGAGTTGGTGTGGCAACGCGACATGAGCGAGAGCAACCCACATCGAGCGTTGCCGATTGCGGATGAACTGAAAGCCCGGGCGACGGCAATCATCGCCACCGGGATTGACACTCTTTCCGCCGTCCGTCTGCCCGCATCGATTGCCAAGGAACAGCTCGCGAAGGTCGCGGCCGAAGTGGCGACAGGACAACGCGCGGTCTATCAGCTCGCGGTTGGGGACGAAAGTGATTCGCTGGCCGAGGCTTTGCGAAAGCTCCTGGGCGAACTCGTCAAAGTCGTGGTGAAGGACGGCCAGCTTTTCGCGTGGCGTCCGGATCTGACACCAACGCCGAAGGAACTGGAGGTGCGGCCATGATCACGATCTCCGTCAAAATGGTGCCGGATTCGGTGAAGCAAATCACCGTCGAGCTGCACGGCAAAGTTTCCAACCTGCAAGGGCTCAACAAGGCGCTGGCAAGCCGCCTGTCCGACGAGCTGATCGAGCACTTCCGCGAGAAGAACAAAACCCCCAACAAGCTGGGCGGGGCGCGGACGAACTTCTGGAATCAACTGGCGGAAGCGACATCGGTCGCGGCCGTGAACGAGAAGGGTGCGACGGTCACCGTGGCCGATCACCGCTTCCGCATTCACGTGACCAGCGGAACGATCAAGCCCGGCCCCGGCAAGAAGGCGCTGACCATCCCGCTCATTCCCGAAGCGCGCGGCCTGATGGCGGCGAGCTACGCCCAAAAGTTCGGCCGCACTCTCTTCACGATCCGTGGCCGCCACGCCCTCTTCGAGCGCACGGATCGCGGCACCGAAAGCGTGATCGGCAAGACCAACGTCAGCGCCCGCCGGGGCAAGCGCACCCTCACGTTGCCACTCTCCGCACGGTCCACGATCCGCCCGGTCTACGCGCTCGCCGCGCAAGCCAAGATCCCGGCCGATCCGACCGCGCTGCCCACCGCCGAGAAGATCCAGACCGCGCTCCTGGAAGAAGCCGCCGACTGGCTGGACGCCACCCTTTCCGACGCATGAGCAAGCTCTACGACATCCGCCGCGACCTCGCGGCCTCGATCGCCGACGCGGGCATCGTCCCAGCCGACGCGATCGTGATCAAGCGCCAGACTGACTTGTGGAACGACGTGGCCCTCGCCGTCGACGCGGCGACGGACAGCATTTGCCTGGTGATCGGCATTGCGACCGGTGAGGCGACCGGCGACGCGGATCTCGAAATGGAAGTGACGGTGCCGCTGACGCTGCTAGTCCCGCCCGCCCTGGAAGAGGGCGCGGCGCCGGAAGAGGACGTGTGGGAAGCGCTCGTGAAGCACGTCCATGGCCTGCTGCTCAATCCCGCCGATCACTACAATTACCGGTTCCGCTTCAAGTCCTGGGCGGACGCCGATCAAGAGGCAAACGACGGCACGGCCTACCTCGGGCGGCAGACCGTCTTCGCCTACAAGCTCTCCCTTTAACGCACATGAAAGGCAACACCGACAGCGCGGCCGACGCCGCCAAAACGCCAACGGACGACGAGAACATGCTCGTTCGCATCCGCATCAAAGAAACCGGCACGAAGATCGGCTCGCTGATCTGTGCGGTCGGTCACGAACAACAGGTGACGCTCAAGACGGCCCGCGCCCTCGAAGCGCTCGGCAAGGCCGAGATCACTGGAGTCTGAAACCAATCCTCATCCTCGAATCCCAGAAAGGAACCTAAATCATGCCGCTCACCCTCACCCGCCGCGAACTGCGCGGTGCTCACGTCTACTTCATCCCGGTCGGCACCGTCGTGGACGGTGGCACCGTGACCAAGACCTCCTGGCCGGACGGCGTTCCCGCCACGAACTACACGGACTGGAAGTTCAACGAGATCGAATCAGTCGCTTACGAAGTCGAAAAGGAAACCGAAGCGATCAAGGTGCCAACCGACAATGGCGGTTATGACACCGACGAGGAGGAAACGATCGTCGGCCGCCGCTGGAAGGCCAAGACGCCGATGACCAACAGCCTCATCAAGCAGTTGGAAAACGGCCTCGCGAATCCGGCCGCTTCGGGCGTCGCTCAAAAACCGATGCAACGCCGCGACGCGACGATCGAAGGCGTGCTGCTGATCGAAGTGACCGGCCGCGCTCAATCGGGCGTGATCGAGCGCCATCATACCTGGGCGAAGCTGAAGGTGAACACCCCGGCTGGGGCAGAACCTTCGACCAGCAAACTGGAACTCGATTTCAAGGCCGTGGAATCGTCGCTGAACTCTTTCATTTCCATCTAACCCCTTCTCGTCATGCCTGCTGATCCAGTAGCCATCCTCGCCAGCGGTGCGGCGTCTCCCACGCGGGCCTCGCTCACCACCGCACTGGCGGGCAACAACAACGACCTTGTGTGGCAGGCCGTCGCGCCTGGCACCGGCGGCAACTCGCTCACGATCCAATACACGATCACTGGTTCCGCGCCGGTGGCGATCACCACCGTGGGGGCAGCGCCCTACACCGGCCTGCTGATCACCGGCGGGACCACTACCACCGGACAACAGGTCGCGGACGCGTGGCGCAACTCCAGCGATGCCGTCAAGTCGGTGGCCGTGCCTGCGATCGCCACGGGTAACGACGGCACCGGCGCGGTCGTCTCGCTGGCCGCAACGAACCTCGCGGGAGGCACCGGCACGCTGCCGCTCGTTCCCGTTTCCATCCTGTCCTAACCCGACCACCGCCTCGAAATCATGCTCCCAACGCTCTACGTCCACCGGGGCTTTCCGATCCGCGCCGCGCTCCTGATGTTTCAGGATATGGCCGCGACGGTGCCTGCGGATCTGACCGGCTGCACCTTCGAGGCGGTGATTGGGCGGCCGGACGGACCGGCCTTGGTCGAACTCACCGCCACCGCGACCGATGCCGCCAACGGCGAGCTGCTGATCGAAGCGGCCGATGCAAGCACGCTGCAACTCACCGGCACGCTCTACGGCTGGACGCTCACCGTGACCGATTCGGAAGGCCATCCCGAAGTGATCCCGATGGGGCCAGTGAATGTCTCCACCGCTCCCGGCACTCAAACTCCTCCCTGAAGCTCATGCCCCTCATCAAAGTCATTCACGTGCGCCAAGGGCCGAAAGGCGTTCAAGGCGATCCGGCGACCAATCTCGTCACCAGCGTAGCGGGCAGGCAAGGCGCTGTCGTGCTCAACAAGAGCGATGTCGGCCTTGGCAACGTGGACAACACGTCCGACGCCAATAAGCCGGTAAGCACCGCGCAAGCGGCGGCGGATACGGCCGTGGCCAACGCAGCCTCGACCGCACTCGGCACCCACACCGCCCGCACTGATAACCCGCACGCGGTGACCAAGGCCCAGGTCGGTCTCGGCAACGTGGACAACACTTCCGACGCCAACAAGCCGGTGAGCACCGCTCAAGCGGCGGCGGACACGGCCGTGGCCAACGCAGCCTCGACCGCACTCGGCACCCACACCGCCCGCACTGATAACCCGCACGCGGTGACCAAGGCCCAGGTCGGTCTCGGCAACGTGGACAACACGTCCGACGCCAACAAGCCGGTGAGCACCGCTCAAGCGGCGGCGGACACGGCCGTGGCGAACGCCGCCTCGGCCGCGCTGGGCACGCACACCGCCCGCACCGACAACCCGCACGCGGTGACCAAGGCGCAAGTCGGCCTGGGCAACGTGGAGAACACCGCGCTCTCGACCTGGGCGGGCTCTGCCAACATCACCACCCTCGGGACGGTCAACAGCGGCACCTGGAACGGCACGGCGATCGCGGACGCTTACATCGCATCCGCTGCAACATGGAACGCGAAGCAGGCCGCCCTCGTCTCCGGCACGAGCATCAAGACAGTGGGTGGCGTGAGCCTATTGGGCAGCGGGGACGTGCTCAACCCGACGTTTGGCAGTGTCACGGCGACGGGCAGCCTGATCGGTCTCGATGTTTCGGCAGATGCCTACAAGTCCACCGCCTCCCGCGTGATCGGCGTGACCAGCTCCGGCAACTTCGCCAACTCGGACAACGGCAAGTATACCAGCGTCACCGGCACTGCGATTGTCACCCGCACGGTGGTCTCCGGCTTGACTTCCGGTTTCACCACAGAACTCGCGAACAACACGACGGGCACGGGCGCGCTGCTGCTCGCCGCTTCGGGTGTGACTCTCAATGGCAGCACCGCGAGCATCCGAATCGAACGTGGATCGAAAGCCCGCATCGAATACCTCTCCAGCAATGCTTACGCCGTCACCATCACTCCGCAGGGTTCACCGCGCATCGAACTAGCGAACATGATGCCAACTCCGCTCGCCTGGACCACCGCCACGGCGACCGCGAACACCGCCAACACGTTCAATTATTTTTCGTGGATCGCGACTTTGAACAATGGGACGGCCGTCGCGGGGAACTACGTCTTATTTCCGCTCGCGGATTGCCCGCTCACCCGACCGGGAAGCGGCGCGAACATGCGGCTTAACGGCAGCCGGCTCGCGTTTCTGACCGACCTGTTTTGCAATGGGTTCTCCAATAGCGAAATCCGAGTGCTGTTGGGCGTTGCCACGGGCGTCACCTCCTTGGCGGCGGCCGGTCTCGGGGTGGTTTTCACCGGCTACCAGACGGCGAAACTTCAGATCCACGACGGCACGACTCTGACCGAATCCGCACCATTCTCCATCGGGGACTTCGACATCGGCCGCATCAACCGCTTCCTCATCTCGTGGGATGGCGAGACCGGCACGCTGGGGCTCTACCAGGAGAACCACGTGGCGCAGGGACGGCCGAACCGATTCGCACTGAAAGGCTCCGTGACCGCCACGCCGCCAACCACCGGATCAGGCGATTCATCTCAAGTGGTCTTATACGCGACCGGAACACCGGGCTTCAACGTGGTCCTCCGTCAACGCGGCTCCTACTGGTTCAACGATCTCACTACTCCGTAAACCGATGAACTCCTTCACCAACCGCACCGCCGCCGCCCGGGCGATCGCCGCTTTCGATCGCGCCACGGCTTTGATCGCATCCACCGTTGCCAACCACTGGCCCGAATCCTATCCGCGAAAGCCGATGGCTGTCCAAGGCTCGGAGCTGTTGGACGATGACGATCAACCTTTCGACCCACCACAATACGGGTCGGATGTAACGGTGATGGTGCCCGACATCGAAGCGTCACAAGCGTTTTGGAACGACGTGGGCACCGCCGGTTTCCCGTTGTGCGTTGGTCATGCGATCATGGCCAACGGCGCGAACTTCAAGCACCTGCTCGCAGGAGGCAACGTCCCTCCGACGGTCATGGCGAAGGGCTTGGCCCTCTTTAACGCGGCGATCGCGTTCCGCGAAGAATGCCGTGCCGCCGAGATCCTTGGCGAGCTGCCGGTGCAGGTCGATCCGCCGGTCACTCTGATGCCGGACGCGACCGGCAAGATCACCGCCAGCCCTCTCAACGCATGAAACTCAGGGCCGAGATCCGCGATCTGTTTCGCACCTTGAACGAGTCGCCGGGCGCACGCGCCGTGGGAGCGATCTTGGGCATCGTTGGCGCAGCCGCGTTGGTTTGCGCCGTTCTCTGGATCGCGGGTGTTTGTCACTTCGGCCTCTAATTTTTCCGCCTTCTCCCCATATGGTCAAATCGAACTGGAAGATCACCTACGACCCGAGCGGCACGCCCTTGGTGCTGGTCGATTTCGGCCAGTTGACTGCCGAGGAATTGGAGATTCCTTGGGCGCAACTCGTGCAGGATTCCAACCGGACGCGGGCGGCGAATAAGAAATACTACGGGCGCGGGAACGTCGCGAGGGGCTTGGTCATTTCCGCCTTCAAAGACCACGCCGATGACGCGACCGCGCGCAACTGGATGCTGATCTACTCGATCTCCTTGCCCGCACTGGTGACCAAGACGCTCAAGATCGAAGTCAAAGGCGGGGCCTCTTTCCTCATAGACGAAGCCGTCATCCAATCCGCGCCCTCGCGAAGAGTCGTGGGCGCGCCAGTAGCTCGCACCATCACGACCTACACGATCACCGGTGGCGGCTTGAGCGTGATCTGATCCACACCTTTCCATGGCTGCTGATAAGAAATTCGAACTGGAGATCCAGACCAAGGCCGACACCAAGGGTGCCAAAGAAGCCGAGGCCGCGCTCAACAACGTCGAGAAGGCGGCGCACAAGGCGGAAGCGGCGAGTGCTCAGGCGCGCCACAATCCGATGGCCCTGCCAGCGGGATACACGCCGAAAGCCTACGAATCGCCCGAGGAAATTGCCGCCAAAGCCGAAGCCAAAGCCGCCGCTGAGAAGCGGCTGGCCGACTACGTCGCCGAGAGAGAGGCGAAGCAGGAGAAGCTCAATAGAGCCATCGAACGTGAAGCCGATGCGCGCCGCCGCGTCCAAGAGTGGCGCGCGAAAGAGAAGCTGGCGATCCAGGAAGCCGAAGCTGCCGAAGTCGAACTCGCGCAAGCGACGGCCGCGCGCACGACCGCGTGGGCGGCCTCGGGTGCCGCGATTTTCGCGGTGGCCAAACTCTCGATCGATCAAGTCGACAAGGTGGCGCAGGCCATGGCGAAAGTGGATCCCAAGTGGGCGGAGGAACACGCGATCGGGTTGCAGGCGATCACCATGCTGGCACATCCGATCGATACCTTCTGGGATGTGATGACGGATGGAGCGTTGAAATCCGTGCAAGCCCTCGCGGCCTCCAAGCAGGCTGCGAAGGAAGCGAAGGAGAATCTCGATAAGATGATCACGGCGCGGCAGAACGCGGACCGCGCCTTCCAAACGACCACAATCGAGAACACCCTCAAGCGCGAGAAAGAAGCGGCCGATGACTTGGTCGCAGCGCTGGAACGCGCCCAACAAATCGCCCGAGCACGTGAGGCTAATCAAGCGGCCCAGGATCAAGCCACGATCACCCAAGCGCAGGCCAGTGGCGGGGACGCGACTGGCGCGCAGACGCAGGCGAGGGCCAATGCCTTCGCCCGCGATAACGCCGAGGAGGATCGCAAGTTGGCGGCGGCCCAAGCCAAGTTGGAAGCTGCGGTAAAAACCGCCCAGTATGCCGCTGACGCCGCCGCCGCGATTCAGTTGAGCGCTGGTGTCGAAAGCGAGAAATACAAACAAGCGGCGTCCGCCGCCAGCGACGCGGAACGCACTTCCGAAGCCGCCCGCGCCGATGTGGAAGCGCTCAAGGCGATCAGCGAACAAAACCGCCAAGCGCTCAAGGTAACCTTCGATGCGGAACAGGCCAAGCTCACGGCCGCGATCCGCGACGACATCAAAGTCAACGCCGAAGAGGCACTGAAAGAGGTGTCGGCGAAGGCCGATGAAATCGCGGCGATGCCGAAGCAGATCCGCGACACAGTTTCGTTGGCCTTCAACTCGATCCAGCAAGCGCTCGCGGATGGCCTGATCGACGAGCGGGAGTCGGGTGCGGTGGTCGGACAGATCGCGGCTCTCGCCGCCGCCTTGCGCGGCCGCGACGACGCGACGGCCCGCGCGCTCGATAGCCTCATCCGCCAAGTGAACGAAGCGAACCGCCGCCTCGACCAGCTTTCTCGCGCCGTCCCGTCCGCGCCGACTCCGTTCCGCTAACCTTTCACCGTCATGCCTGCGTTTTGGACCTGCCAAGGAGAGGCTGGAAAAGCCCTCGATGCCACGACCCGCGATCTTGATGCGATCGGGGCGATCCGGCCGGTGTTGCGATTCGTCTCCCTGGGCGTGGATACGCTGACTTATTCGGTGCTTCTCGATGGCCTGACTCCGACGACCGAATTGCTGCCGGAGCGCGGGCAGAAATTCATCCTCTACCGCAACGGCGTGCGCTTTTTCACCGGGCATTGTTCGGAGCGCCGTCAGCGCGGCTACGTGGTGAACATCACGATCTCCGGCGCGGGCTGGTGGCTGGAACGGCTAACGCTCACCTCGCTGCAAACGGACAGCATCAGCGCCACGGCCGAGCGGCTGACCTTCGGCTTTCCCACTCAAAGCCTTACCACCAGCATCGACAACCTCCTGACGCGTGCAATCGCGCTGGGCGCACCGATCGCCATCGGTTCCCTCGCGACGACCTTTAGCTGTCCGCGTATCACGCTCAACCAAAGCACGTGTGGGCAATCGCTAGCGGAGCTGATCCGCCTCACGCCCGATGTGTCCGGCTGGTGGGACTACACGACGACGGCGACGCCGACTTTCAACACCGCCCGGCGCTCGGGGATGACCACGCGCACGCTCGCGCCCGAGGATCTGGCGGACTTCGAGGTTTACCCGCTCGATGAGCTGAAGGCCGAGTTTGTGCGAATTCCCTACGTGGCGCGCGGCACGGACGGCCAGCGCGTCTTCCGCGAGCAGCTCTCCGGCGACGAAGGCACCGCACAAAGCGGCAGCACCTCGACGACGCTCAAGCTGCGGTCCGGGGCGTCGTTTTCCGATGACGCCTACAACAACCTGACCGTCCAGATCATCAGCGGCACGGGCGCGGGGCAGAGCCGGACGATCACCGACTACGTGGGGTCAACCAAGGTGGCCACGGTCAACAGCGCCTGGACGACGACGCCGAACAACACCAGCGTCTACAAGATCGGGGCCGGGCTGCCGGTTGGCACCGGCACCACTCAAATGCTAGTGGTGTCCGGGGAAGAGCTGGACACGTTCCTCCCCAACGAGGTGTTCGATTCGGTGGCCGTGAAGACAACGCCTCGCTCGACCACGATCCCGGCGGCCACGGCGCTGACCGATTACATCCGCGCGACCGACCCCTTCCTCTCCAGCCACGCCGCGCAATATGGCGCTCTGGGCGGCCCGGCGAGCATCGTGAATTATTACACGGGCTTCAGCTCCAACCCGACGTTCACGTCGGAGTCCTACCCAGGCATCCAGTTCACCGATCCCGCAACCGGCGCGGCGATCACGAGCGGGGCGGCGGACCAGGTGGTGGTGATCGGCGATCTCCCGGATTGGTTCAAAGCGCTTTACCCGGTAACCAAGGCCAACCTGTCGTTGACGTGGGTGGCCGCACTCTACAACACCTCCGGGACCACGCCGACGACGCCTTGGTTTCAGGCGATGCTGCCGAAGTCGATTTCCAGCGTCGGCGGGGTCGGCGGCTGGTCGAACTCTTCCGCCACTCAGAACATCCACTGGGTGGCGCTCGCGGTGACCATCGAGGTGAGCCTGATCGGCGACCCTTTCAGCTCCCTCACGACGGTCTATCGCCCGGCGGACTACGATTTCATCGCTCCTCCGGCCGGATTCGCGGCCGGGATGCAGGAGAGCCAAGGCTGGACCCCCTACGCGGGTTCCCTGGCGATCGAGGAGGAGGAGGCGGGCGGCACCCGCTACCGGGGCTGCAAGGTCAACCTCACCGGCGCGCTCCCCGAATATGCGACCATGGGGGCGCTGGTGGAATCGGAGATGCTGGACCTGGACACCGGGCGCACCACGCTCGGCCTCGGCGCTCCGGCCCGACTGGATTACCGGACGTTCGTGGATCGCATCCGCCGCACGCCCCAGGACAACATCGTTTACGTCTGA